GAATTTGAAGCACTAATGGGTGGTGACGATGCTGCTGACGACGACGCAATGGACATGGATATGGACATGGGCGACGAAGAAGGCGAAGACGATGGCGACGATGAAGAAGCTGAAGAAGAGTCTTACGCATATGAATCAGACGACGAAGAAGTTGACGAAAAAGCAACTGCTAAGTCTGATGCAGAGCAAATGCGCGAATATGTTGAAAAAGTAAATGGCGGCTTTGGTGCAAAGATTGGTGGAGACAACGGTCAGAACACTAAATCACCAGTAGCAAAACCAAACAACATGGGCGGCAATGCTCGTAACTTGGCACAAGGCGGCGAAGAAAAAGGCGGCAATAACGTAGGACTTGGCGATAAATCTGCAAAAGAAGATAATGCAGGTAACGTTAACGTACCAGGCGGTAAAGCTGGCAAATCAATGAAGTCTATGCCAAAGGGCCACGGCGCTGAGAAAAAGGGCCAAGGCGAAAACGCTGCTAACAAAAAATCATTAATTGGCGGCAAGTAAGGACCAAAGTATGGGCAACTTTTTAAGAGAGCACCTGACATTTGACCAAGCAAATATGGTCGTTGAATCTGTCAACGAAGGAAAAGACTTGTATATGAAAGGTATTTGTATACAAGGCGGAGTACGCAACGCTAACCAGCGTGTGTATCCTGTAAATGAAATTGGCAGGGCTGTCAAAACTCTCAATGATCAGATAAGCGGAGGTTATAGTGTTCTTGGCGAAGTTGATCACCCTGAAGGTCTTAACATTAACTTAGATCGTGTAAGCCATATGATAAACGAAATGTGGATGGATGGTCCAAACGGTTACGGCAAGTTAAAAATTTTACCAACCCCTATGGGACAGTTAGTCAAAACTATGCTAGAGTCTGGCGTCAAACTTGGCGTCAGCTCTAGAGGTTCAGGTAACGTATCAGAAGACGGAAGCAACGAAGTTTCCGACTTTGAAATCATTACGGTAGACGTTGTTGCACAACCAAGTGCTCCAGGCGCATACCCAACACCAATCTACGAGCATTTAATGAATGCACGTGGCGGCTACAAGGCATACGAACTAGCACAGGCAACAAAAGAAGACCCAAAGGCACAAAAGTATCTAAAGGAATCGCTGATTAATATAATCAGCAAACTCCAATAACGAGGAGAAAATAATATGTTGGATGCACTAAAAACACTTTTTGAAAATGATGTAGTTTCAGAATCAGTGCGCAACGAAATTCAAGAGGCTTGGGACACGAAGATCAAAGAAAATCGTACTCAAGTTACTGCTGAATTACGCGAAGAGTTTGCTCAAAAGTATGAGCATGACAAGTCAACAATGGTTGAAGCCATTGACACACTTGTTTCTGAGCGTTTAGCAGAAGAAATTGCTGAATTTGCTGAAGATCGTAAGCAGTTAGCAGAAGCCCGTGCAAAGTATGTAGTCAAAATGCGTGAAAATGCAGACCTACTAAAAGGTTTTGTAATGGAGTCACTTACTAAAGAAGTTAGTGAACTACATGAAGATCAAAAAGCAATGGCACAAAACTTCGGAAAACTTGAAGAATTTGTTGTTGAAGCACTTGCAAAAGAAATTGCAGAGTTCCATGAAGACAAAAAAGACTTAGCTGAAACAAAAGTACGTTTAGTACGTGAAGCTAAAACACACTTCGCTAAAGTTAAAACTAACTTTATCGAAAGAAGTGCTAAAGCAGTATCAGAAACAGTTGACAAAGCTCTTAAGGGAGAAATTGGCGCACTGAAAGAAGATATTGAAGAAGCACGTAGAAACGACTTCGGTCGCAAACTATTCGAAGCATTTGCTTCTGAATATGCTGGCTCTTACTTAAATGAGAAGTCAGAAACAGCCAAACTATTGAATGTTCTTAAAACTAAGGACAAGCAATTAGCAGAAGCAAAAACATTTGCAGCAAAAGCGAAACAACTTGCAGAAGCTCAGGCAACTGAGAAGAAGCGTTTAGTTGAAGCAGCAACTCGCAAAGACACGATTAATGAACTTATGTCTCCTTTAAGTAAGGATCAGAAGGAAATTATGATGGATTTACTGGAATCTGTACAAACGGCTAACTTACGTAAGTCATTTGACAAGTACCTACCGGCAGTTATTGACGGTAACACTCCAGCCAAAAAGGCGAAATTAACAGAAGGCAAAGAAATTACAGGCAATCGCGAACAATCGCAAACTAACGTTAGTAGACAAGCAGACGCAAAAGACAACTTGGTTGAATTTAAGCGTCTAGCTGGAATATAATTTTAAGGAGAATAAAATGTCAGAACTACTAGAAAGTCGCTGGCAGGAGACCAAAGGTGCCCTAGTTGAAGGACTAACAGGTAATAAAAAATCTGTTATGGAAGCAACTCTAGAAAATACTCGCAAGTATTTGTCTGAAAGTGCTACTGCAGGTGCTACTTCTGCCGGTAATGTTGCAACTCTAAACAGAGTTATCTTACCAGTTATTAGACGTGTAATGCCAACCGTTATTGCAAACGAGTTGGTAGGTGTACAGCCAATGACAGGACCAGTGGGTCAGATCCACACACTACGTGTTCGTTACGCAGATGCAGTAACTAACACTGCCGACAGCGCACAAACAACTACAGCAGGCGAAGAAGCTCTAAGCCCATTCAAAATTGCTGAACAGTACTCCGGTGCTGGTGCTGGTAAAGCAGATACAACTGCTTCACTAGAAGGTGCTGCTGGTAACAAACTAAGCATTCAGATCTTGAAACAGACTGTTGAAGCTAAGTCACGTAAGCTATCAGCACGTTGGACATTTGAGGCTGCGCAAGACGCACAGTCACAACATGGCATCGACGTTGAAGCTGAAATCATGGCTGCTTTGGCACAAGAGATTACTGCTGAAATCGACCAAGAAGTACTAGCTTCACTAACTGCACTTGCAGGGTCAAGCAACCAAGAAGCATACAACCAAGCAGGTGTTAGTGGTACTGCTACATTCGTTGGTGACGAACACGCTGCATTAGCTGTTCAAATCAACCGTGTTGCAAACACTATTGCACAACGCACACGTCGTGGCGCTGGTAACTGGGCTGTTGTGTCTCCACAGGCACTAACTGTTCTACAATCAGCAACTACTTCAGCGTTTGCAAGAACAACTGAAGGTTCGTTTGAAGCACCTACAAACACTAAGTTTGTTGGTACATTGAACAATGCTATGAAAATCTATGTAAACACATACAGTGCAGACGATTCAGCTGTACTAGTTGGTTACAAAGGTTCTTCAGAATCTGATGCTGCTGCATTCTACTGCCCATACATTCCATTGATGAGCAGCGGTGTAGTACTAGACCCAGATACATTTGAGCCAGTCGTATCATTCATGACACGTTATGGTTATGTTGAGCTAAACAACACTGCATCGTCACTAGGCAATGCAGCGGATTATCTAGGTACAGTAACAATGAGCAACGTAACGTTCTCATAATATTACCTAGGTAATAACAGTATTA